TTTCGGGACGCTTTCGCTGATCAAGGGCATCTATACGACGATCTTTAGCGACAACGGCACGATTTGCCTGGCCGTCGGCAGCCACATGGCGCAGATGCAATTTGTCCGCTGTGGAGGCGCGGTTGGCGCATCGAGTGTCGGCGGCGGCCCCGGCCGCCTGGCTCTGGGAGGATTGTGATGGCCGCGTCGTTGGTCGACCAACTCAACAGTTACATGGCCGCGGCGATCGCCGCCCAGGCCTCCGGGGACTATGCCACGGCGATCAACAACGCACTGGCCGCGCAGGGGCTGATTGCCTGCCTGCCCAAGATATCCCGCTCCGCCGGTACCGGCGGCGGCGAAATGTCCGCCTCCTGGGACGCTGCCGGCATCGACCAGTTCATCAAGCGCCTCTGGCAAATGTCCGGCTCGGCCCTCGGCATGGTGAGCGTGCCCGTCACGATCCTCGAACCCAGCGTGATTGAAAACGGAGACGAGTTTGCCAACAGCACGGGCGGCTACGTGCAATGAGAAGAGCTTAGATCTTAGTTCTTAGAGCTTAGTACTAAGTTCTAAGCACTAAGTTCTAAGCACTAAGTACTATGAGCATCCTTGGAAGAATCCAGAACCTTGCCCGCTCGGCCCTCGGCATCAACACGCCGGCCCCGCCGCCGCCGGCGATGACCGCCAGCCAGGCCATGCGCGGCCGTGTCGGCCGCTGGGACTCCAAAAATACGGACCGCATGAACCAGGCCCATTGGTCCAAGACCACCGGCCTGCCGATCAATGCCGAACTGGCCTATGCGAGCAACTGGCTGCGGGCCCAGGCCGAGTACGAGATTTCCAGCAACCCGGTCATGGAGGGCATGGTCAATTCGCACATCACTGACGTGGTCGGACCGGAGGGACCCTCGTACCGCGTGACCAGTTCGGATCCCGACTATAACAAGAAGCGGGAAAAGGTCTGGAGGGATTGGGCCCGGCACGCCGGCGCGAACCGTCAGCTATCGCTGGTCGAAATCCTCGCTTCCTGGGTCCGCTCGCTCTGGAAGGCTGGCGAATTCGGCTGCCAGATGATCAACGACGCCTCGGCCGACGGCCCCGTCAAAATGCGGCTCTTGCCCGTCCACATGCACCGCTTGCTCACTCCGCCGGAAATGCTGGGCGATCCGGACGTCGCCCTGGGCGTGCGCCGCGACGAGAACCGCAACCCGGTCAGCTACTACATCAGCGAGCCGTATATCTTCGGACCGTTCGAGGTTTACACGGGCGAATTTTACGAAGTCCGCTATCAGGATTTCATTCACGGCTACGAGCTGACGGAAGAGGACCAGGTCCGCGGCGTGCCCTGGCTGGCGTCGAGCCTCGATACGGTGGCGCAATTGCGCGACTGGGACAAGTCGATGCTGGACGCCGCGGAGAACCTGAGCAAGACCGGGGTCCTATGGTCACTGAAAAACCCGGACGTGCCGATCCCGGTCAACCCCGGTACCTCGGCCCCGATGGAGCGCGGACAGCACACCTTCGGGCCGATGGGCTGGGAAGCCGAGCAGCTCCAGCCCACGCAACCGAGTTCCGATCAGCAGAGTTTCCGCGCCGAGAAGAAGGCCGAGATCGGCCGCGGCCGCTGCATCCCGGCGATCCTGATCAATCTCGACTCGAGCAAGAGCAACTACAGCTCCTGCCGGTTCGACAATCAGCCCTATTGGCGCAACGTGGGCGGCACGCAGGGCTGGCTGGGGCGAATCGGCCTGGACCGCATCGAGGCCACGGTGATCCGCGAGGCCGAGTTGGCCGGCGTGTTGGACGAAGCGCCGGACGACGCGCAGCATCATTGGGGCTGGATCAAACCGCCGCACGTCGACCCGACCAAGGAAGCGACCGCGGAGCGGACGTACCTGCAGAACGGCACGCTCGCCTGGAGCGAGGCCGTCGAATCGCACGGTCACGATCCCGACCGCGTGCTGGAGATTCGCGCCCGCGACGCCCAGCGGCTGAAGGCCAAGGACCTGCCCACGATCCCCGGCATCCCCGACCCGAGCAAGGCGGCCGGCAGCGGCGCGAACGGCAATCTAAACACGGAGCGCGCGAAGGACACGAAGGAAGCCCAGCCGGCCGGCAGCGGCGGATCTGCCGAGACGGCCAGGTCGGAGATGGCCCGCTTCAATCCCAACCACGATCCGGAAAACGGCCAGTTCACCGATGGCGGATCCGAGGCGGATGCGGCCAGCGAAAAGGCCAAGACAGCCTCGGCCAAGTCGGCGGAAGTCCGCGACAACCGATCATGCGTTGATCAAGGCATGGCACGAGGGCAAGGCGTCGGTTTCCGACCCAAAGGTGGCCACCGCGCTGAAACACCAGGCCGCAGCGTCCGCAGCCAAACGCGCTTCGACAGAGCATAAGAACTTGGCCTTGCACTGGGAAGCGCTTTCCGGCAAAGCGCCGCGCAAGGCAAAGGAAGGCACTCGGTCGATGCCCGAGGGTCAACCCGTGATCGCCAGCTAGGCGCCTTCGTGGTTTTCTTGCCCGGGCCGCGACTATTTCACGCGAAATAACCTTCTCTTTGCGCCTCTGCGCCTTGGCGTGAGATTTCCCTTTCTTTTTTCCTCCTCTTTTCCAGATCCTGGAAACGAGTTGCCCGCGCCGTCGCGGAATCGAACTAGATTCCCTGTATGCGAACGCGACCGTGGACAGCAAAAGATGCGGCGGGACACAATGCCGCCATCAAAGGCAAACCCGAGCTGGAAAAGCTCTGGGCGGACACGGCCAATGGCACGCTCAAGAGCGAACTCGCCAAGAAGACCAAGCAAGCGAAGGCCGAAGGCATCGCTATCGCCACCGCGAACAAGGCGGTCAACGCCAAGCTCCGTTGCGGGGTACCGCACGGCGATTCGGGAAAACCCGAAAAGCCCGTCCGGACCGTCACGCCCGCCGCGGAGGTGCAGCGCAGCGACGATACGGACCTCCGTACCCGCGCCGGCCAACTCTCGCCCGGCTCGATCGACCTGGACGATCACACCGTCGAGGCCGTCTTGGGAACCGAGCGGACATGCCTCTCGATGGACCTCAAGACCAGGAAGAGCTTCCTGGAAGTCTACCTGATGAGCGGGGCAGTGCTGCCGCAGCAGGTCCCTCTCTGCGACACCCACAGCCGCGACTCGACCAGCAAGGTCCTGGGCAGCGTCCGCACGATCCGCGTCGAGGGCGACGAGCTCGTCGGCCGGCTCTTTGTCGCCTCCAGCGAATACGGCGTGTGGGCCAAGATCCGCGACAAGCACCTGACCGACTGCTCCTGGGGCGTACAGCCCCTGGAGACCGTCGAGATCAAGCCCGGCAAGACGCAAGAAATTCAAGGGCGATCGTTCACGGCCCCGGCCGACCGCTCGCTGTTCGTCCACTCGAAGTGGAGGCTCCGGGAAGTCTCCATCACCCCGATCGGGTCCGATGACCGGGCCAAGATCCGTTCACTGTTTCTACCAGGAACCCATTCCATGACCGAACTTATCCGCAAGTGGCTCGAAGAGAACTTCAAGCTCCGTGCCGACGCCTCCGACGAGGAAGCGCAAACGATGTGGGACGCCCTCCCCGCGGCCGATCGCACCCGCGCCGAAGAGGCCTGCCGCGAGGCCGACGACGACGATGACGACGACGATGACGATGACGAGGACGGCGACAAGTCCGCGGCCGACAAGAAGACCATGCACCGCGTTACACGGAGCAGCGTCGTGACCGAAGAGACCCGCGCGGCGGAAGAGGCCGAGCGCGTTCGCAAGGCGAGCAAAGAGGCATTCGACCAAGGCCGCCAGGCCGAGATCGAGCGGGTCGCCAAAATCCGCAAGGCCGCCGGCAGCGACATCCCGCCGGAACTGGTCACGCGCGCCATCGACGAAGGCTGGAAGCCCGGCCGCGCCAAGAGCGCCTTCCTGGAACACGTCCGCAGCGCTCGCAGCCCCAGCGTGGGCGGCGGCGGCAACACTGACCAGGTTGAAATGGTCCGCTCGCTTTTCGGCGCTGCACCGGCCGGCCACGTCCGCAGCCACGAAGCCGACTGCACCGTCGCCACGCTCTCGGCCGCCATGCTCACGCGCGGCTACCACGGCAACCAGGATCTCTGCAACATCCTCGGCGGCTACCGGGCCTCCGCCCCCATGACCGACGAACGGACTGGCCAGCTCGAGTCCGGCCAGACCTTCACCGTCCGCAGCGACGTGACTCGCATGCTCAGCGGCGAGACCCGCCAGGCCAGCGACGAGCGGCGCAAGGCGGCCGAGCGGCTGTTGGATGGGGGCGATCGCTACCGCGGCATGTCCATGATGGACCTGGTCGACGAGTGCAACCGCATCGAAGGCCGCACCCGCACGACCTACGACGCCGACGAACGCATCCGCGCCGCCTTCAGCGGCTCGGCCCTCTCGGCCATCTTCACGCAAAACGTGAGCGCCCAATTTCTCGGGGGTTATTTGGACGCCGCAGACACCTCGCTTGGCATGTTCACCGAAACCGATGTGCCCAACTTCCTGCAGAATGAGCGGGCCATCTACGGCAAGATGGGCCAGCTTCACAAGCTCGGAAAGGGCGGCACTGCCAAGGACCTCGATACCACCGACTGGAACGAGGTCTACAAGATTTACCGCTACGCCGGCAAGTTCATCATCGACGAGCAGGATTTCATCAACGATCGATTTGGCGCCTTGGAGCAAATGAGCCCCCAGGACATGGGCCTCAGCGCCCGGCAGATCCGCTGCAACCTCCTGATCGCCCACCTCTTGCAGCCCAACACGGCGCAGGGCGGCGGCTACGGCCCCACGTTGAACCAGGACGGCTATCCGCTGTTTCACACCTATCACAACAACATTGTGACGGGGGCGATCACCGATTTCAATGGCACGACGCCGACGGTCAACGCCGGCCCGCTGCAAGCGGCCACCTCGGGGATGAGCAAGCAGCGCTTGCGCAACCGCGTCTTGAACCTGCGGCCGCGGTTTGCCTGGTATGGCAACGACCTCGAGTGGACGATGGAGATCCTCTACAAGTCGCAGCAGCGCATCATCGCCAGCGGCTCCGGCGGCACCTACAACCCGCTGGCCGCCGAGGGCGCGAACGTGGTGCTGAGGCAGGAAGGCCGCTTCGACGCGGCGGGCTGCTACGACAACGATTCGGAAAACACGATCTACCCGTTCACCACGACGGGAACGGCCGGCACGGGCTATAGCGGCACGTGCCTGCTGATCGCCCGGCCGGGCGAGCAGGGCGCCAAGACGGCCGAAGTCGGCTATCGCACCGGCACGGGCCGCGCCCCGCGGATCCGCTCCGCCATCCTCCGGGAAGGCAGCGGGCAGTACGGCATGGCGTGGGATGTGAACTCCGACCTCGGGGTCCGCGCCCTGGACTTCCGGGGCTTCCAACTCCTCACTTGCAACGGCACACAACCGGCCGTGGGCACGGTGCAGCAGTAAGCACGGAGCAGGAAGCAGGGAGCAGGGAGGCTCTTAACCACCAAGAACACCAAAAACACAAAGGAGCACTTAGAACTTAGAACTTAGAACTTAGAAACGGCAAATGCTCCGGACCTAAGACCTAAGCACTAAGAACTAAGATCTATACACCCATGACCGCTTACGCACAATACACCGCCAAGGCCCTCTTGCGGCTTCCCTTTGGGGAAGTCCAGCAAAAGGCCGCGGCCTCCTACAACAACGGCAACACCGCGGCGCCGTACAACGGCGGCACCGTCGTCCAGCTTGCCGACGGCCGCGCGGCCATCGTGCAAACCCTCGGCGGCGGCAACGACGCCGCGGCCTCCGGCGATCCGATCGTGCTGAAGTACGTCGGCCAGTTCGACCTGCAATGCCTCTCGGCGACGACCTTCGCCGATGGCGCCAAGGCGTACTGGGACCCGGTAGCCAACGGCCCGGACGGCACGCCCGGCGTCGTCGTCACGACCGGCGGGAACGGCAACGGTTCCTTCTACATCGGCCTGGTCCAGGGCGCAAAGTCCGCCGGACAGACCACCGTCCGCGTGGACCTGAACGGCTATGCCGTCACCGCGGCGACGCTGGACAACACGGCCACGATCACCGCCACGGGCACGACCGTGGCCACCGCCGCGCCGTTGACCTCGAAGCTCAACTTCGTCAACAACGGCACGGCCACGACCGGCATCGCCGTCAGCCTGCCCGCGCCCGTCGCCGGGCTGGTCATCACGGTGGTCAACTCCTGGGGCATGTCGATCAACGTGTTCGCCAGCACGACGGCCATCAAGATCGACAACGCGGCCAACACGGCCGTGGCCGTCGCCGGCTACGGCACGAGCATGTTCCGCAGCGACGGCACCGCCTGGTACAGCCAGACGGCCACCGCGTAATTTCAATCCTCACGCAAAGGCGCAGAGGCGCAAAGTTCCAAGACCTAAGACCTAAGACCTTTGCGCCTTGGCGTGAGACATGAGTTTCGTCGAAGACCTATTCGCCTCGGTGGATCCCGTGCTCGACTCGGTCTTCGGCGACCAGGTGACCTACCGCAGCGGCGGCCAGCAGATCGCTTGGATGGCGACGCTGGAAGCCCACAACATTGAGGCCGACCCGGCGCAGGACGTCTTTGACTCCTGGCACGGCCACACGTGGAGCGGACTGCGGGCCGAATTGACGCTGGGCGATGGCACGATCGTGACGCCGGCTGCCGGCGACGAAATCGCCCTGGTGAACTCCGAGGGCACGCAGATTTACCGCGTGCTCCCCGGACCCAAGAAGCGGGTCTATGAGCCGGTCAGCGCGGACCCCGAAGAACGCCGTATTTTGATTTACACGAAGTTTCGAAAGACCGAGTAGCAGCGAATGCCCTTAAGCCAGATCATCACGAACCTGGCGTCTGCCGTGGCCGCGGAGATAACCACTCCGACGCCGCTGCCGGCGATCGGCGCGGTCGCTTGGTCGCGCGCGATGGCCGTGTACCGCAGCTACGACGCGGAACTGAAGCTGGAGGATGCCCAGAGCCTCCGCGCCCACGTCGTCAGCGGCAAAGTCCGCAGCGAGGTGGCCGACCGCAGCCGCCTCTTGCGGCATTGCGATGTGATCGTCTATCTCCGCGTGCAGGTGGACCTCGACGAAAGCGACTCGCCGGCCGACACCGTGGCCGTCGATCCCTTTCCGGGCCTCCTGGAGGAGATCGACCGGCACTTTTTTACCCTCCTCCGCCCGCCGCAGTTTCCCCAGGCGATTTACGAGTCGAGCGAAATTACGCCCTTCAGCCGCAAGCGGATCCATGAAGAGCAGGAATACAGCGGGGTAGTGATTTTGACCTTCAGCGTGTGGGACAACTGATGATCGAGATGGCGCTGAGCAAGTTCATCGACGAGACGCGCCGCGTGACGGCAGCCGCCCATCGCGCCACGCTTTCCGCATTGCGGAAGACGGCCTACGCCATCTTCCGCGACGTGCAGGCCTCGATCGTGACGGACTCGAAGCCGAGCCTGCCCGGCGAACCGCCGCACAGCCGCCGCGGCCTCGCCCGCCGCGCGGAGCGCTACGACGTCGACGCCGCGGCCGAGACGGCCGTGATCGGCCCGCGGTTCTCCGTGATCGGCACGGCCATGCAGCCGGAAGAATTCGGCGGCAAGTACCGCGGCGACAAGTACCCGCAGCGGCCGAGCATCGGCCCGGCCCTGCAACGAAACCTAGACCTACTGCCCGCCGGTTTCGCCGGCGCGGCTACGGACGAATAAAGGAGACCTACGATGATCCGCATGGGACTCGATGCCCAACTGTTTTGGGGCGCCGCCGGCAGCACCGCCGCCACGCTCACCACGAACGTGATCGACCTGACCCAGGAGATCGACACGACCGAGGCCGAGCTCAACAGCCGCGGCTCGATCGTCGAGCAGGCCGGCCCCGCCACGATCAAATTGAAGCTCTCCTGGAATTCCAACTGGGATCCCCAGGACGCCTTCATCCAGGCCCTGCTGGCGGCCATCACCGGCCGCACGCCGATTGCTTTGCGGACGAAGGACTATTCGGCCGGCAAGGGCGTCGACGGCGACTTCATCGTCACCAAGGGCAGCAAAAAGGAACCGCTCAAGGAAGGCCAAAAGGTCGACCTGGAAGCGACCCCCACGCCCCTGGGCGGCCGTTGGATGACGGCCGCACAAATCTACTGCTGATTCCGCAGGAAGCCTAAAACCGCTGAAAAAGCAAAGAGCGTCCCACCATGACCACCGCGATCCTGGCCACCGGCGTAACAACGCCCGCAACGGCGGGCGTCTACGCCAATACCGGGCAGACGTTCAACAGCCAGCCGGTCTATTACTGCGCGGATACCGGGATGTACCTTTCCGCGGGCATCCTTTTTTCTACCGCCAACTGGATCATCACGCCGGGCGGCCCTAGCGGCGGGATCCCGGCCAGTGAATTCATCGGTCCGGCGACCAGCGGCGGACTTTTCGGCAATTACGTCGGCGCCGGAAGCGGCGCCGGTACCGGTACCTCGACAACAAGCCTCACTACTATGCCCACAGCCTCACAATTCGGCAGCATTCAAACCATCGTTTCCCTGGACGGGGTTTCCGTCACCGTCGCCCTCACGCCTGGCGGCAACACCCCGATCAAACCCACCGGCGCCTTGGCGGCGGCCATCGCCGCCACGATCGCCAGCCAGTCCAGTTGCACCCTTACCGTGCCCACCGGCAGCCTGACCGTGGGCCAGTCCGTCGCCGTCTTCTGGACGGCCGGCGGCGTGGCGATGGGCGCCTACGACGCCACGGTCTCGGCCGTGACCACCGCCAGCCCCAACGACACGGTGACTCTGACCAATGTCGGCGGCACACTGACCGCCAGCTACTTTGCCGCCAGCGGCTCGGCGCCTACGTCGCTGCCGGCCAACGGCACTTCGGTACTGGTGTCGATCGCGACCGACATCACCAACAGCGTGGAGATCGTCGGCAGCGACCTGCAAATGCTGCTCATCACGAGCAACCAGCCCGGCCTCTGCGAGCTGTTCGACTCAGTCCCCACGCAGCGGCGGCTTTCCTACATCGGCAGCGGCGGCGGGGCGGACTATTGGCCCACGGCCGCCGGGCAGAGCGTGCCCTTCTCGCAGACCGTGGTGCGCGCCAGGATGTACAACAACAGCCTCAGCGCGGCCACCATGACCGTCGTCGCCTTGGCTGCGTGAAAACAAGATCTTAGAGCTTAGATTGCTAAGTTCTAAGCACTAAGTACTAAGCACTAAGCACTAAGTTCCAAACACGAATGAAAGACACCAAAGGCCGGTCCTGGTCGATCGACATCAACACGTGGACCGTGAAGCGCGTCCGCGATGCGAAGGACATCAATCTGCTGGAACTGCTGGCCGCCGGCAGCACGCTCAATGAGAAGCTGCAAGACCCGGTGACGCTCGTTGACGTGCTCTTCGTGCTCTGCGAACGCCAGGCCAAAGAGCTGGGCGTGGAGGACGAGGAATTCGGCCGCAGCCTGGACGCCGATGCGATCGAGGCGGGGATGCTGGAAATCCTGGAGGGCGTGGCAAATTTTTCCCCCGGCCCCCTTCGCCCGGCGATGGCGACGGTGGCCCAGAAGACGCGCCGCTTCCAGCAGAAGGCCCGGCAGCGAGTCGCGGAGGAACTCGACGCACTGGAGAAGACCCTCGACGCGGAAATCGAACGCCTGTTGACCGCCGCACTGCCCGTGAAAAAGCCGACGCTGTTCTCGATCGAGCCATCGAGCTCGTCGGACTCCTCGGAGACCTCGACGCCCGCTGGCTCAGCCTAAAAGACCTCGAACCGCTGGCCCGCGGGGCCTGGACGCACTATGCCGGCCCGGCCGTGGTGATCTGCAACGCGATCCCTCGGCTCGGCGGAGGAGACGCGGTGACGCTGGCCGACTGTGACCCGTATTGTCTGTTTCACGACCCGCGGGACAGTGGGGTTGCGCCCTACGATCCGGGAGTATTGGAGCAAGTGGCCAAGGGGCAGGTCCCGGTACTGTGATTCCAAACTGAAAACTGAGTACTGGATACCGACATGGCTGGCGGCAGCGACATCCGAGCGGGAAAAGCCTTTGTCGAGTTGGGCCTGAAAGACCAGCTCACCAAGGGCCTCAAGGGCATCCAGAAGCAACTCGATGCCTTTGGGGCCGGCGTCACGGCCGTGGGAAAACGTTTCGCGCTTCTGGGCGGGGCGATCACCGCGCCCATGCTCGCGGCCACCGCCTCCTGGGCCGCCAGCGGCGCGGAACTCTACCGGCTCACCCAGCGCACCGGCATGTCGGCCGAGGGCCTCTCGGCGCTGGCCTTTGCCGCCGAAGAGACGGGCGGATCGGCCGAGGGCATGACCGCCGCGGTCCGCCGCATGAACATTGCCATCGCCGGCGCGGAGCGGGGCAACGCCGCCATGACGGCCGACCTTGCCGCAATCGGTGTTTCGCTGGACCAGCTCAAGGGTAAGAGTCCCGACGAACAGTTCGCCCTCCTGGCGGAGCGCATCAGCCAGGTCCGCGATCCGGTCCAGCAGAGCGCCTTCGCCATGAAGTTCTTTGGCCGCGGGGCGATGGACCTGATGCCGCTGCTGCGCCAAGGCGCCGCCGGCATGGAGCAGTACCGCAAGCAGGCGGAAGAACTGGGCCTGGTCAAGACCACGGAGGCGACCCATGCGGCCTTCGAGCTGGAGATGGCTTGGAAGCGAATGACCGGCTCCTTGAATGTGATCAAGGGCGCCGTCGCGTCGTCGCTGGCGCCGATGCTCCAGGGCATCGCCCAATGGACCACGACCGTCGCCCGGCAGGTGCAAATCTGGGTCAAGGCCAACCGGCCGCTGGTCGTCACGATCTTCCAGATCGGCGCCGCGCTTTTAGGAGCGGGTACCGGCCTGGTGATCGCCGGCAAGGGTTTTTCTATTTTGGGCGGGATCGTCGGCAAGCTGATGACGCCCCTGGGGCTTTTCGGCAAGTTCCTTGGCCTGGCTGGCGGCCTATTGGGCTTTCTCCTTTCCCCGGTCGGACTGCTGATTGCCGGCCTGGCGGGACTGGCCGCGTATTTCCTCTATGCCTCGGGCGTCGGACAAAAGGCGCTCGCCTGGCTGGGCGGCGTTTTCAGCGACCTGGTGAAAGATGCCAAGGAGAGCTTTGGCGCAATCGCCGAGGCCCTGGAGGCCGGCGACATCTCCGCGGCTGTCCGCGTGCTCTGGGCGCAGATCAAGCTATGGTGGACAGAAGGCACTGACACCCTGTTGGGTCTGTGGGATGACTTCCACCTCACCTTCATCCAGGCCACGGCGGGAATCCGCGTGGTCTGGAGGGAAATTTGTGCGGGAATCGAAACTGAATGGCGTAAGACAATCGACGGCATCAAAGACAACCTTCGCGATCTGGCCGCTATCGCCAGTTCGTCCGGCATGGGTGCGTTGGGACGCATGATCGGCACCGCACTGAGAGGCGGAAGTCTGGCGGATATTCGCGGCGCGGCCATTACGGGAGGGGTTCAAGCGGGCGCGTCGGGCGCCGCCCAGGTGATCGCTGGCCGTGGGGCGCGTGCGCCACGGGACTATAGCGATATTGCGGCCGCAGCCAATGCCGACATCGCGGATATCGGTGGCGGAGTCAATCGAGCCGCCGCGGCCCGGGCCAATCGCCGACAGGTGGCAGCCGATGCCGTGGCCGCGGCACAAAAGGACCTCGACGCTGCCCGCGCCGCGGCGCACACGGCCGCGGCCCAGTCGCGCAGCCGCAAGATGGAAGAACAGAAAAAACCCGAGCTCGGCGGCGATTTGGACGCAATGCTGGCCGGCCGCTCGCAGGTCTCCGGCACGTTCTCCGGGGCGGCTGCCGCCTTGATGGGCGGGGCCGGCGGCTTCGACAAGCTGGCCCGGAAAATGGATCGCTTCATTTCCACCGGCGACGCCAGCACGACGCAACTGAAGCGGATCGGCGACGCCCTGACGATCGGAAAGTAACCCATGACCAGCTTCGCGCTGCCCAACAACGCCGTCCGCGACTTCCCGCTATTGCCCGTGAGCGTCGTGGAAGTGCCCGGCAGCCGCATGTCCAGCCGCGGGACGAACCCGGCCGACGAATACCGCTTCCTGCTCACCGGCTTCACGGATGAATGGCCCGCGCGGGTTTTCCTGCAGGCCTGCGTTCCACTTAGTCTGGGCAGCGAACCGATGTGGCTGCAATCGGTCGACGTCCAGGAGCGCAAAGGGACCTTCGGCATCTGGGACGGCTCCGCGAAATACGGCCCGGTTAAGCTGCCCGACGCGGGCGATTGGACCTGGGATTTCGACTGCACGCCGGAAAACGTGCATGTAACGCACGGCAAGGAGCATATCGCCGATTACGCGCCCAGCGGCATGACCGCGCCCAACCATCAGGGCGCCATCGGCGTGACCCAGGACGGCTCGATCGAGGGCGTCGATTGGTACGCGCCGAAATTCGAGTGGACCGAAAAGCACGTCCTGGCCTATACGGGCATCGCCGATGCCTGGGCGCTGGCGACGAACCTGGCCACGTTCGCCGGCTGCCTGAACGACGCCACATTCCGCGGCTTCGCCGCCGGCCAGGTGCTGTTCATCGGCGGCAGCGGCGGCCGCTCGACGACCCGCCCGGGCCTGTTCGACCTGACCGTCCGCTTCCGCGGCGGCTTCGACGTGACCGGCCTCACCGTCGGCAGCGGCGCCAGCGAAATCACCGGCATCGCCAAGAAGGCGTGGGAGTATCTGTGGATCGAATCCGGACCCAAGGCGGACTCTGCCGCCGGCATGCTACAGGTACCCAAGGCGGCGCACGTCGAGCGGATGGGCGATTGGGTCGATTTCAGCGAGCTTGGCATCAACATGGGACCGCCGACGTACTGAAAGTGCTTAGATCTTAGTTCTTAGATCTTAGATTTTCGCTCTAAGCTCTAAGTTCTAAGTTCTAAGTTCTAAGTTCTATGTCACAGAACGCCAACTTCCCGAAACTTCGACCCGGCGCGCCGCTATCGGCCGTCACCGGCGCCGGCTACCACAACGCTATTCGCGACGTGTTGCGCTGGGCGGTGGCCGAAATGAACCGCACCGGTCGCGGCTTCGACGCCCTGAGCTACGATTCCTGCGTCGTGCCGATCGAAAACAACTCTGGCGGCAACGTCGGCCAGTATAGCGTGTTGGGCATCGACGGTTGCGGCGTCATCACGCCGACCAGCAACCTGGCGGAGTTTCAGTCCCGCCGGCTGTTGAGCGGCGTTATGCCCACGTCGGCGCATGCCGGCCGTTTCGCGATCCTCTTGGACGCGATCCCCGCAGGCCAGATCGGCCGGGCCATCGTCTGCGGCGTGGCGGCGGTGCAGGTCATGCGGACGGCCGGGGATAGCCAGCCCGATTTTGTGGACATCGTCGCCAGCCAGACCTACCTGGCGGCTGCCCAAAGCGGCGCGGAGGTTCTGTATTGCGACCCGGCCCCCGGCAGCGGCTCGGCCGCCGTCTGGGCCTACGTGCGGATCCCCGGTCCCGGCAGCAGCGGCCTGACGCCCTTCGAGCTGTACGACGATTTCACGCCCGGCGCAACGGACAAGTACGTCTGGCTCCTGAAGGACAGCGGCAGCGGGACGCTCGTCCGCGACACGACGACCGGCAGCGGCACGATCAAGGTGAGCGACCAGGTCCTCGGCGACGTGCGGGCCTACGGCAGCCACCATACGGGATGGAGCTCGACCAGCGGGGCAAAAGGGTTCTTCGTGCCGGGAGCCGACGGCAAGAACCAGATCGTCAGCATCCGGCGGCTGGCAAAGATGATCCGGATCACCACGCCCAGCGGCAGCGGCGGCTACGCGGCCAACGCCACGATCTCCGGGATTACCTCCGTCACCGTGCTGGACGACGGGCAGAACCCGTTGGGCGACGCCAGCTCGATCTCGGTCACCAACTGGAATCAGGCCACATGCAACGGGGTCACCTGCATTTGCGTGGCCGACGGCAGCGGCGGCTACCTGGTGATAGACGCCGACTGCCCACCGAGCGGAGGCTGCACGTGAGCCGCCGAAAGTGCTTCTGCGTCCTATCGCCGTCGACCTTCTGCTCCGACTGTACGACGGATTGTGCGACGCTCAGCGGCGTGCTGGCCGGCGTCGTTGCCGGAACCCAGCCGAGCGACTGGGAAGACTGCGACATTACCGGCTGTCCCGGCGGTCCCTCGATGGTCGGCAACCTGGCTGCCGTCGCGCCGGCCCTCAACGGCACGTATTCGCTAGTGAACTGGACCCAGTGGGGTACTACCCGCAATGGCGTTTACAATGCGCCCTATTGCGGATGGATGTACGGTTGCGGATCGTACTTTTACGAGGACCCATGCAACGACTTTACTCTCTTCGTTGTCGCCCTCGGCCCGGGCGACTCGTTCAGCTATAACCAGGTAACGCCCGTCACCTATACCGTTCCGGCCGGCAAGTGGGCCATGGTTGCCGTCCTCACCTTCTTGAGCGGCGGCTCGGAGTACGTCCACGGATCGGAGCACGTATTCCTGACGCTGCTCGATGCCGAGCCGAACTGCTCGACGATCAGCGGCCTGGAACTGCCGTACTACGCCCAGGACGGCTACTACGGCACGTACGGCGCCGCCTGGACTGCCGAGTCGCCGATGCTGGACGCCAGCGGGGCGACGCTCACGCTGTCGTGTACGAATGCCTCTCCGCTGCCTCCTCCGCCGCCGCCGGCGCCGACGAGCTGCACCAACTGTGCCTGCACGTCGGCCGAAGTGCTCGTGGAGTTCGCCGGCAACCTGAACGTCAGCGGCAGCGGCACGGGCTGCAACGAGGCGTTCGGCGGACACGAATTTACGGACTGCTCGGCCTGGGCCTCGTCGTTCCTGCTGACGCCGATCCCGGCCAGCGAAATCACCTGGATCGCGAGCAACTGGCCTACCACTTACGGCTCGCTCACGACCGGGATGGCCGGCTGCCTGTGGGGCATCGTGGATATCACCGGCGCGAGTTTGCCCTGCGGCGCGCAGACGATGATTTTCCAGGTGCAGGGAGTACTCGGATCGCCGGGCGAGTACAGCGCCCAGGCCACGCTCACGATTGGCTGGGCCGACGGCGTTCAAGTCGTGATCACGATTTCGATTAGCCTTGAGGCCCCAGGCCTCCCGCCAGAGTCCAACGACTGCGTTGATCTTTTCCAGTTTCCGCCGACGTATTCCTCGGAGGCGCCCGCCGCCTACACGCTGAGCGTGGCGGCCGCTGGCACGGCCCCTTGCGACTTCGGCGTGATCAACTCCCACGGCACGCTCTCCGCCGGCTTCACCGACCAGTTCTTCCTGCAGATGATGGCCTGCTGAGCTGTTGACACCCACGGCGGCGAGGTATAATCGGGGCTTGAAGACGCTTCCGTTTTCCGAGCCAATTGCCATGAAAGGGGGTACGGTATGAAAACGAGAATTCTGTTTGCCGCGGCCGTGCTGCTGCTGGCCCTTCCCGCCGCGGCCCGCTGCCAAGTGGTTCCACCCGTCGATCCGTCCGCGCTGGCAGCCGATGCTCCGCCTCGGATTGGACCAAGCGACCAAATCAACACGAAGGTCGGCCACAGGCCGCTGACCGCCGTGTATCCGGCCATCGATCTCGGCGCGCTCGATTTGAAACTCTGCGAGCCTGAAGACAGCGGAGTTAAAGAGTTTGCAAAAAACGTTGGATATGTTATGTATCTCGGGCAGACGCGTTGGGAGAAGTTCCGAGTTCCCGAGAGGTTTCGCGGCAAGGCGAAGGCTTCGATGAACTGGTATCTGCCTGGAGAAAAGATGCCGGTGCATCACAACGCCGACGCAACGATCGACGTAAAGGAAATGGTCGATAGCTTCAAGCCGCCCAAAACCGGAAAATACTTTGTTCAATTCACTCTCCAAGACAGAGACACGGGCGCGGTCCTCGCGCATAGTCAGCAAGAGTTTTTCGTCATTCCAAAGGAGTAGGAGGTACTATGAAAACTGCACACAGAAAATTGGCGTTTGAGAGTCTTGAGTCGAGAAGAATGATGGCCAGTCCGCCGCTGATGCAGACGGTCATCCTCATAGCACCATCAGTCACGATGGTGGGCTCAAATGAAGTTGTAGCGATTGGCACGCACGGCATCAACGCTGTCAATTACGCCAACTTCAACGTGCAGGTCGTCTGGACGAACACGGACACAAACACTGTCGTAGAGACGAATTTCATCCAAGGATCGACCATCCACCCGAACAGCTCGGGCTACTCGATCCTCAACGATTCATTTTTATGCGACGACGCCGGAAACTACATGGCGGCGGTGAGCATCGTCACGACATCGGGCGGCACCTGCGTGAGCAACGTCTCGACGTGGCCGTTTAAGTCAGTTCAGTCTAACCTGAGCGTTAACGATCTCACAGTTACTGACTCTA